ACCAGAAGCTGATGATTGGATTACTGTTGCATCTACTCCAGGTAGAAGGTAACCAGTTGCGGTTCCTAAGAAACCAGCGAACTCTCCATTAGTTGCAGCAACACCACTCCATATAGAGTTTTCAGTTGCTTGTGCTATAATTTCCCCCATATAAGAGATTACGTAGTCCTCAAAAGATACTGGTGGCATAGCACCTGCACCAGCTCTCATTTCTAACGCTTCCCAAGATGTAAGTAAAGTTTTCTTACAAAGGTCAATGTTGATTTGTAGGTTCTTAGGTTCTAATACTTTTTCAGTTAAAGCTAAAGTTCCGTGATCAGTAAAGTCACAAGTAGCATCTCTTACCACTGTACTTCCTGCCATTCTTTGAATATTAGACTTATACTTAACATTTTCCATAGTTGTTAAATAGTCTAATGATGTTGCTTGTTTAAGTGCTGCCGAGATGTAGAATCCAGCCGCCTTCCCAGCAAAATTTGATGTTACATTAAATGCCATTTTTTTTAGTTTTTAAGTTATTATTTTTATTTATTTAAATCGTGTAAAAATTTAGCTCTACTGTCTAGCTTTCTGTAATCTTTTCTTGATAACACAGGTCTATCAGCACTAAATTTGTTAGTATTAACTGGTGCATCAGCAGGACTTTCTGCTAATTCAGTTTTTAATTTTTCATTCTCAGCTTTCAATTTTTCAATTTCATCCTCTGCTGAAAATTCAACTACCTCAGTAGTCTTTATAGTTTTAGGATTTGTAGATGGTTCTGCTGCTTCCTCAGACATTTCCTCAACATCATCATCTCCACCTACCTTGTCTCTTTTAAGATCAGCTACTGCATCCTCTAAGTTTTTGATACGTTTCTCCATACCAGCCCAGTCATATACTGCCGCTTCATCATCCTCAGCTAATTCAGTATTCTCAGCTTCATCAGATAATTCAGTTTCATCAGATGCTTCAACCTCCTCCTCAGTTTCTGATTCGATTACTTCAGCAACAATACCTTCAGTTTCCACACGAAAGCTTACTCCATCCTCAGTTTTATACGTGCCAACTGGTAATAGTATTGTAGTGCCATCCTCAGTAAGGACTGATATGTCCACCCCTGATTCTAGTTCCTCAGCAGTAGAAACGAAAATAGTTCCATCCTCGCTTTTAGACTGCCAAGCCAATGTAATTTCTTTTTCTTTGTTTAGCCCTAAAGCTATTAGTATTTGTTCTTTAATATCCATGATTTCTTTTTTAGGTTCATTATATAATAGAATTACTTTGATTCTGTTTGATTTTCACGTATTATCTCATTTAAAGCAGATAATATCTCTTGATCTGTTGGCTGTCTTTCTGACATCTTTTCCATACGATCAGTAAAGTAACCTTCAATGCTTAGACCTTTCAAAGAGCCATCCTTAACTTTAGCCCAGAGTTCATCATTGTTTATTTTCATAGAAACCATCCATGTGCCTTTTGGTAAATCGTAGCCAAAAAGTCTAGACTTGTCCATTTTAGGATCCTCTATGATCCAAGATTCAACTGTTAAAACACCAGATACTCTATCTTGATGCTCATAAGTTGCTTTGTGATGATTGTTATGTTTTAAATATAACTCAGATGCTTGTCTAACAGTTTCAGGGCTAAAGTAAACGTAGTATTCTGAATCTGTATTTGGATCGTATCTAAAAATATTCTTGTTAGGGATAAGCGCAGGAGATAATAAGCATTTTTTCTCATCATCTACTTTAGCAAAAGTCAAGTTATTCTTTTCTTTTCCAAAGTAAACGAAGTCCTGTTCTATGGCTGGTGCTGCAACTAAACTTATAGCATCAATTGCCAATTCTTGAGAACTTTCATCTATGACTAATTCTTTTATAGATGTGGTCTTTTCGTAATAGTCTTTATTAGCAGCTTCACATTCAGCTATTGTTTCATATTCACAGCTTCCTGTTTCTCCCCACTTTACATTTCCGTCTTTACATTTTTTACAAGGCATATTATATAATAGATTTAATTAATATTTATTTTATATTGTAGCTCTCCTTCTAATGGTAGCTAATTTATCTTGGTTATTCGTTATGTCATCACTTACTACATAGGCTTGTACTGGCTCTGGCTTAACCCCACCTGTTAATTCAAAAGATCCCCCCATTGTCTGAGGTGCAGGGCCTTGTGCATTTGCGGTAGGTACTGATCCACCACCCCCACCACCAGGAACTGGAGTAGACATTATTTTCTTAACATTAGCTAATCCCTGTACAATAATAGCTGCACCTGTAACAAAGCCCAGAGTACCCCCCTGCTTAAATGCCTTATTAGCACCTGCATAAGTGTCCATAATTGCTTGTGCTACTGCAAGTTCTTTGCTTTCTCCTGCTAAACTCATTAAAGCTCCTGCTAATTGTGAGTATGCACCAAGCTGTGTGGCTACATTTTCTGCAACCACCATAGATTTTTGTCTTTCAAATTCTTTTGTTATAGCAGTTGTTTCCATTCCTGACTTTCTAGCCATATCTAGCTTTAACTTGTAAGCAGCATCTAGCTCCTCTAACTCTCTTTCTAGACCTGACATACCTTCTGCTCTTATTTCATTTTGAGATTCTAGTAATTCTTTATTTAAAGCTACTTCATTAGTTTTTTGCTCTGATAATTGCCCTGTGATAGTTTCCTCTAATTCAAGCATAGCAACTTTCTGTTCCTCTAATGCAATCCAATTTTCCTCACTAGCATTTATATCATATTGAGCTTGTGCAGCATCTATTTGAGTTTGAACTTGCTCTTTTTGTAGTTTTTGTTGTTCAGCTAAAATCTTATCAAGTTCTTTATTGGCTTCAATTCTTTCTGCAAAAGTCTTAGTTTCATCATCTCTTATTTGTCTTTGTACCTCTGCATCTTTTAAGTATTGAGCATTTAATCTAGCAAACTCTACTGCTGCTCTGTTTGCTGCTTTAGTTGTTTCTGTGATTGACTTTGCCTGATCTACTGTACTTTTCGTGTAATCTATTACAGCAGCTGTTCCCTCTTTTACTGTTTTAGTCAGCTTATCAACGCTATTATCTACACCAGTCCAAGTATCTACCATTTCTTTTCCTGCGTTTACAGCTTCATCTTTAGCTGCTGCAAATTCTCCCTTAAATAAATGTCCGATAGCTTTACCTAAATGACCAATGACATCTAAAAAAGACATCATTCTTTCAATTAAATTATCTTTGATAGCATTTGCAAAGTCTGTTAGAGCTTCTTTTGGATTTTCAAAAATATCTTTGAACCATCCTGTAACCTTGCCAACATTATTGCTTATAAAAGTAAATAAATCATTAAACGCTATTTCTAAAGCTGTCATAGCAGTATTGAAAGTATCAACTACTTTTTGGTTTTTACTAAATACTTCCATGAGTTTAGCAAGTAAAGCTACTGCTAAACCAATCCCTGCTGCTTTTAATGCAGTACCAATGCCTTTAATTGCTGTTCCCATACCCTTAAAGCCCTTTGTACCTTTATCTGTTGCTGGTTCTATCTTTTTTGTTTCTTTTACTAAACCTTTTACATCTTTAGTAACATCTCCAACATTTGCATCTATTTTAAAACTTAACTCTGTATCTGCCATAATTCTATACTTTTAATTCGTAAAAATCAAGTGTAGCTGTCCAGCTAATACTTGTTTCATTTGCACCTGTCACTTGAATAAACATATCTCCACCACTAAACGCTGCTTCTCCTGTCCACCCTGTAACCGTTCCAAATTCTCCTATTTTATAAGTGGTCTGATCTACTGCTTCTAAATATATTAAGCCATAAGTCTTAACAGCTTTTCTATCATTAACAGCTCCTGAGCTTCCGCCACCTGTTCTAACTCCTACTATCATTACTTCAAAAGATTCAAAAGTTCCTGTTCCATCTCTTGCAATAGCTGTTACGTTTGGATCTCCATTGACAAATAGATTAGTAGGAGTAGCATCAGTTGTTGTGCCTGTTAGAGTTATTGTAGAGCTTTGAGCTTTACCCACAGCAACACCATTAAAACCACCACCACCGAATACTACTTCTCCATCTCTTGTTGCTTTTCCATAATTACCTAAGACCGTTGCATTGTTTACTCCATTTGCTATTTCATTTGAATCTCCTATGATAATATTGTTTCTGTTGTTTCCCTTTGTTGTATTACTTTCGCCCATTATGAAAGTATTTGTAGTATTAAATTCAGTTGTATTATTAGCACCTCTGACTACATTCTTTTCATTGCTTATAGCTTGTTGTGTTTTCCCTGAATACCTGTAAGCAACGCAACTTCTAGTAGCTGTATCAAAAGTATAACCATAG